CCACTTACTCTATCAATCGCAACATAACCCTCTGGGTTTGTTACTTTAAATCCATTATCGGTCTTTATGAAAGTATCTGTCAAACCTTTAACACTATTTAGTTTTTTTACTATTTGCATCTTCGCATCAACTAATAGATTTTGGAATGTTAGAACTAGTGTAAGATTATTAGTATGTTTACTAAATTCTCTAATATACTCTTTTTGTATTTTTCTATATTTGTCTTTTCCTTTATCACTTTTAACTTTGTCTATTTGTTTTTGAATTGACATCTCAACCCATTTAACATAACCAGCTGCGTGTTGTTTTGGATTAGATATCTTTTCTCCAGCACGAACTTTACTATTATTATATGTTTTGAGTGATGCACCAGATAATACACCTGTCAAACTTTCTTGTAGTTTAATAAACTTTCTCAACATATTTGCATTTATCTTTTGAAAAGTTGAACCAGTTTGTGATAATATAGAAGTTATATATGCTGTTTCTTTCGCAGTAAAAGTTGCACGACCAGATGTATCTTTGTAAGTTGCATCATCCATCCAAACACTTGCTGGTTTTCTCAAACCAGATATATTAACACCAAAAGATGCTTTCATATCTGGTAAAGTTTTACCTGTATAAGTTGTGTGCCAGACAACACCAATTTTTGCTTTGTTTATTACTCTTCCTAAGTCACTATTAATATCCACAGCGTAGACAATAGTGTTAGGCTGAAAAGTATAGAATACCATACCATCAATAGTTGTCTTCTCGACATCATCTGTAAACATGAGGTCGCCTTGTAATACACCTTTGATGCCAAGTTTAGAAAACTCTTCAAGAGCGATTTTAAACTTTGAATTAAGAGCTCCAGATAAGTCATCATCTATCTCCTTGTTAGTCTTGTATAATTTAGGACTCACATTGAAAACTGATTTCTTTGCAACAAAAAACTTACCATCTTCTGGGTCTATCCCAGCAAAAATTGCAGGAGCTCCGTCCCACTTAACTGTCATATTAATTGAACTTCGACTTGAACCTGCTAACATATCTCTCAATGAACGTAAGAAATTTATGGCTGCTCGTCCTCCATCAACACCATAGTTGATTATCTCATCTTCTAAATGTTCTAGGTGGAGATTTTTACCACCTTTATCTTCCAATATTAATTCTGAAAATGATATCACTTGTCTAATTCCTTTAAATATAAAATAACTTTTTTAATTAATTTTTTCAAAACATCATTATTTTTATTCATTCCAAATACCACCAGATATGCAAATAAATCTGGGGATTTAGTTGCTGGTATTCTAGTAAAGTTCTTTAATGCAGATAAAACATCTTTACGAGAACCATAGTTTCTTAATAAGTCTACTGCGATATTATGTGCATAAGCTTCAATCTCATCACTTCTACCTAAATATTCTTGTTTAGGGTCAGTAAAACTAACTTTAAATGGTTTTACGAAACCCCTATTACTAGCTTGACTTTTATGTAACATCTCATGTGCTATAACTTTAGACAAATTAAATGTTAGTGCATCAAAACCTTTACCATCAATATTAATACCATTTCTATTTTCTGCACTCATCAATAACTCTATGGTGATTGATGGGTCGCCCTCTATGTCATCTTCTTGGTCATAGTAAGCATTTGCACTCATATCATCTTTTGTAAGTGACGGAACAAATTTAAATGTTACCTCTATACCAAACTTTTTTCCAACAGACTTTTCTATCTCTCTAGATAATGCTCTAGGTTTTAAATCTTTACCAACTATCTTAGACTCAGAACTACTAAGAGCTTTATCTATTACAGACATAGAAACTGGTTTTGTAATACCCTCTGTCAAATGTAAAAATGATAACATCAAAAACTAACCCTAGCTATTAAGTCTAATCCTAATGCATCTAAACCTTCATTAAAATTTCTTTTTAATACTTGTCTTATCATATTAGTAAATTTAAGTATTACTGTTTTGAAAAATCTTATCATTAAATCTTTTATTTTTTTTGTAATATTAGTTATTACATCTCTTACATTCCTATATCCTTTTTTTAATACATCTAAAATTCCTTCTTCTAAACGTATTTTGTTTGTAAGAAGTTCATTTAATTCTTCTTGGATATTTTTATATTCTTCTTTGAAAATACTTTCTATAAGCCTTTCTTTTTTTGTTGGTATTGCAAATTTTGTATAACCACTTTTACCACTAGCTTTAAAATCTAAAACAAAATCATTCAATAAATTTTCATTTTTAGTTGCCCAACCAAACATATCTGAATATATTCTAGTAGCACCTCTATTACCAGAAACTTCAAACTCCATCAATTCTTTTGCAACAGCAAGACTACTGCCTGTATACTTTTGCCCAGTTGTCCCTGTAAATTTATAATGTCCACTTGCAGATTCATATATAATATATTTTTTAAGTCCACCAGCATTTTGAAATGCTGATGCAAATCTTTTATGAAATTCTGATTGTTTGATTCCAATATCTAAAATTTGTATTGCTTGTTGTTTAAGTCTTGTATTATCTGCATACAATTCTTTTTCATCTTGAGATTTTGCATATTTTGGATTTATTTTAGCTCCAGAAATATCGAACTCACTAGATACAAAATCTGGAAAATATTTACTATCTAATTCATTTTTAGTTACCATAAAATTTTTGTTTATTAATTTTTTTTGGTAGTTTCTATCTTGTTTTGGTATTTTATAAAAGGATAGTTCTGCTCTCATATGATTTTCAATATCTTTATCTGAGGCTTTATTACTTTTTCTTTTGAGTTCTTCTTTTCTACCACTCTGAGATATATACCAATCTACAAAACTATTTTTACTTTTTCCAACCTCAACAAACTTGCCAGTCATTGCAAGTGTATCTAAGGTATTTTTCAAAAAATCTACAACATCATCTATTGCGTTATCAATAACTCCACCTTCACTTTTTTGAAAATTTTCAATCGCAGATTTGACCACACCAGTTGCTTCACCACCTTTTGGTGATAATAATACTGCACCTTTAGCATCTTTTAATGAAAAAGTTCTTCCAGTATTACTATATAAATCTGTTTTTGGAGTTGTATCAGATGCTCTTAACTTATAGTTTTTTGCAAAATAATTATCTGCACTACCTCTACCATAATGAATTAAATGTCCACCAACATCTGGCATAGATGCTACTATAGCTTCACCATCTTTTTTTAAGGAGTCATCTACTTTAGCCCACTCTGCATCTGGTATTTGACCAATTTTATATGCCTCTTCCTCAGACATACCTTTTTTCATATTGTATGCAACTACTATTGCTTGTTCTGATTTTGTGGCTTTACCAGTATCTGCTTCAGATAAGAATCTTTGAATTTTTTCCAAAGGTGAGGTGTAGGTTTCTACTCTCGATTTTACGATACGAATATGGTCTGTAATAGACATCAACTTCTCCATTTATACAAATAGGTTCTTAGTATTTATATAACAGAGAAGTTGATGTATGTCAAGTATTAATCTGGGTCTGTGCCGCCATAACTTTCATTTAGGAGTTCTGGTTCATCACCTTCACCATACTCATCATTCAAAGTCATTAGATTATCTTTTGCAGTAGCCATTGCATCTACTAGTTTATCCATTTCTTCAAAATGCTGTGGATGTTCGCCGATACCTACTGCATTTTTTAGATAGATATCTAGTGTAAGTTTTGCTTGTTTATAATCTGCATTATATTTTGATCTAAGTGCATCTAACATTTGATCTTTCATTCTATTCTCCTATATTTCATTATTATCAATAACTTTTTCCCTTTCTAAACAGTAAATAGATTTTACTGTGTGTGCAGTAGGGAATACTGCCTTACCATACTCTTTGAGAGCATCTATGTTATCATCAACATGGTTAAAACATTCTTGTTGTGTTGCAAAATATAACGGCAAACCATGTTTATGAGTAATTTCTACTGAGTCTTCTGTTGGTGTTGCAGTAGGGTCAGCCCACCACATTACTATAGCAATTATAAAAACTTTTGTCATTTCCAATTCTCTCTATTCATATATTTTCTTAGTATTTCTTTTGTGATACTAAATTTACCTTTTTCTTTTTTCAAAGTACTTTTATATATTTTTGATGGTATAGTTGAATCTGCAAAAGCAGACTCAATACCCATCAAGCCTGGTGTTGAATTAACTTCTATAAAATATGGTTTATCTTTTTCTCTGTTTTTAGCAGGAATAAAATCAACACCAACAATATCTCCATCAACTGCCTCTGCAGCTCTTATTGATTCAGACATCTCTAAATCTGTAAGTTCATGCACCTCTGGCTCAGAACCTTGAGAAACATTACTTCTAAAATCGCCTTCAATTATAGGTCTTTTTATTGCACCCATAATCTCACCACCAACTACAATTACTCTTACATCATAATCAGTTTTAATTTGTTCTTGTAATAAAATATCTATATACTCATCTTCACGATATAACAATTGAACGATACCATGAAGTGCCTTTTCACTTTCAACAAACATCACACCAACTCCTTGTGAGCCGATAGATGTTTTTAGTATGATAGGATATTTTACACCTAACTTTTCGGCTGCAAATGCACCACCCTCTTTATGTCTTACTAAAACTGTTTTTGGTGTGAGAATATTATTTTGTTGAAACGTAATTTGGTTATACCATTTATCATTGCAAATATCATTACACAAAACTGAGTTGACAACTTTAAATCCACTTGCCTCTAATGTTCTAGCCATAGTCCACCAAGAACGACAACCAGATTTTGCATTTAATCCTCTCATCATAACAAGAGTATCACTTGAATTTATTCTAATAGGTTTTGCATATTCAACATCATTTTTTGTATCTGGAAGTTGTGACCTACCTTTTTCATCAACAGGGTAAGAATAGACTAATTTATCATCACCATCATCTTCCATATAACAACCTTTCAGTTCAGCAAGATGAACTTGTATACCAAGTTCTTGTGCTTTCTTACGAACTAACGGCCCAGTTTCATTTGGGTCTAGTGGGTCATCATGCGAGAGAATTAATAATTTGTATGGTTTTTCTTCCTCTGCAAGAAATGTTTTGAAATTGTCCAACTTCATTAACAAGACTATTCCTCTCGTTTTTTTCCTATGTTGTACTTGGCCTCTAATATCCATTCATCTTTCTCTTTGAATGATATTATTTTAATTTGACTCAATGGTGCAACAGGCTCTGAATTACCTATCACCTCTACTAAACCCCAATCTCTTAGAAGATTTGCAATCGTATTTCTTCTTGCTACATCATTCTCTGAAAGATTAGTAATTTTGCCATCTAGCGCAAAAAGCTCTTTGAAGTGTACAATATAATAGCGACCCTGTTTATGTAATATATGACAGGATTGATATAATTTTCTTTCTTTTCTGGAAGCTACTCCGATACGAGAAAGAGTTTCTCGTATTTTTAAAAAGTCGTCTGGTTCTTTTAGACTAACTTCAAGCATCTTCTCTTGCGACCAGTTAATACTTTCCATTTTTTCCACCTTTATTCAAACTATCTTTGATAGTTTTTACTTGTTCATTACTTAGAATATCAAGAGCAGATTTTGCTTTTTCATTATTATATCCATAATACTCTTTAACATACTCTAACTTTTTACTTTTACTCGCCTTCAGCCAAGGAGTGTATCTTTTCCTTGCTCTCAGACTATTTAGTAAAAAATCAAACTGTAGTTTTTTATCTAGGTGGTGTCGTTGATTGATTTCATTGACTAACATAATAGTGTCTGGGAAAGGTGCAACACATTTATTTACAATAAAAGGTGCATATTTCTTTTCCCACATTTCATCTTCACTATCAAGAAGCTTCTCTTTGGTATGATTTATTGCATTTAGATAATCTTTTAATTCATACATTACCATAACCCCAATATTCTACCATTACCAATAATAATAAACAAACAAGTGGTAATATGTAATAGAACCCATATTGTTCTAATAATCAACATCTGTTTATCATAAGGTTTTGTTTTATCATCAGAATAAGAACCTAATGAGTATTGCCATAGTTTAAGTATACTCATTTGAATTTACATTGTCCCATAAGTTCTGTTAAACAGGCTAGTAGATTAATCTCTTGATCTGCCACAAAAGCAGATTTATAAGAGTAGTCAGCCAAAATAAGAACAGCATGAGGAATACTATTGGTATCAACGCAATCATACAAACTATCATATATATGGCGAAAAATACGAGTATGGTCATTATCAATATTGTCAACAATCCATTTCCTAACATTTGTAAATTCTTTTTGTTTAAGAGATTTGATAAGTTCATTTATATTCACCTCTGATAAATTAACTAAAATACCAGCATCAATTTTTCCAGAAACAGAGTATCTTTGCAGTTCATTTAACACTCTTCTCCAATCTGGAAAAAACTTCATAAGAAGTTCTCTGACAACAGCTGGTTCAAATTTTATGTTTTCTTTTTTTAGTATATTTATTATACTATCATAAAAATCTGATGCAAGTTTTGGTTTTTGATTTTTTGGTATTACAAAATCAATAACACTACACCGAGAGTGTAATGGTTGTATAAGACGATTTTTATAATTACAAGTGAGAATAAATCCACAGTTCTTATGAAACTCTTCCATAAAACCTCTGAGAGCTGGTTGAGTTGATTGTGGATTTAAATAAT